AGAACGGGAAAGTCCCGTCTGGTGGGAAAACCAAGAAAGAGAGGCAATTAATCGTGCGCTCAAAAACCGACAAAACCGCGAAACAGAAGGCCCCTACGGCAAAGCCCTCAGCGACGACTGATGCTCCTAAAAAGCGCGGTCGCCCTCGTAAAGTCGATATTGAAGCGGCTCAGGCCGGTGGCGGGGTAAAGCCCGTGAAAAAGGAGAAAGCCATCAAGGCTCCTAAAATGAAGCTCAGCGAGAAAAAGGCCAATGCCGCCTGGCAGGCCAGCTTTTCCAAGATTGAGACTTTGGCTCAGATGGGCGCCGTCCATATTAAGGTGGACGGAATCGAGGTTGTGTTCCCTCCCGACGCATTTCAGGCCGTTTCGACCAAAGGCCGTGAATTCGGCGCGACAGAGGCCAATGGCCGGGAATACCAGTTCCGCAACACGGAGGAGGATATGGAAGCCCAGGTGGCCCAGCTTGCAAAAGTTGCTCCCATGGACAATCCCGACGAGTATGCAGAGGCACAGGACCGTTGGGCCAATCACGAGCCCATGCCCCGGATTTGAGGATTAACAAATGGCAGAGCGAAAGAGCTACAATCCTTGGTATTTGATCGAAGACAGCGATGAGGCTGCCGATCAGATGGACAGCACCATTAAGGACATCGAGGCGGCACAAAGCGGTCGTTTGCGCGACTTGCTCCGATTCTCGAGCATGTACCTAAACCGGGATTGCCTTTCGATGAGCGTATCCGGGGGAGATCCGTACCTTCCGGCTATGCCTCGCGCCATTTTGAATTGTTCTCAGGCAATCGTGGATACCGTCGTTTCTAAGCACGTTGAGGCCGAAACGAAGGTTTCATTTGAGGTCGAGGACGGGGACTTTGCAGCCCACCAGAACGCAGAGGACATGGAAAGGTTCTGTTGGGGCGAATTCCAGCGTCTTGACCTTTATTTGAAGGCAGAGATGTCGATCCGTGATTGTTGCGTGAGCGGCGACGGTTGGCTCAAATGGTATCCTAAGAACGGAAGGGCGTTTGTTGAGCGCGCTTTGCCGTTTGAGATACTTATTGACGATGCCGCCGCCGCTTCGTGCGCTCCGCAGGAAATGTATCAGAGGCGATATGTTCCCCGCGGCTGGGCAATGATGATGTTTAAGGACAAAGCGGACCAAATTGCCGAGTTGCCCACAACCGAGCCCGACTATGCGTTTCCCGGCGCAGACACCGATGTGGTCCGTTTGATCGAGGGTTGGCATTTAGCGTCGGATGAGGGTGAAGAGGATGGGCGACACATTATTGCTTGCGGGAACGTTGTTTTACTTGATGAGCCTTGGTGCTACACCGATTTCCCCTTTGCTCGCATACCTTGGTCTCCTGCTCTTATGGGCGCGTATTCCACAGGTTTGATGGAACAGCTGCAACCGCTGCAACTCGAGCTAAATAAGATGATGAAGAGAATTCAGCACTCTTTGCATCTTATGAGCGTTCCGCGCATTTGGCAGTCTAGCTCATCAAAAGTCTCTCCGGAGTACGACAATCTTATCGGCAATGTTTATAAATATTCTGGGCCTAAACCTGAGATTGATGCGGCTCCGGCAGTTAATCCGGAATTGTATGCCCAGGCCGATCGCATTCGAGAAAGAATGTACGAGCAGGCTAGGCAAAATCCCATGCAATCCGGAGATATGCCGTCACGATTCGATTCAAGGCCCGCTTTGCGAGAGGCTCAGGAAATTGCAGACCAGCCCCACGCTTGGGTCGGAGTTAACTGGCAACGTCTGTTTGTGTCGTGTGGCAAACAGTTGGTCCGTGTTGCCCGAGAGATCGTCAAAGAGCACGGCACTTATAAAACCTTCGGTAGAGCCCGAGGATTCGTTGAGACGATAGATTGGGCGGATTGTGACCTAGAGGACAGCCGCTTCGTTATGACGCCTCAGCCGACATCCTTGCTGCCTACGACGCCTACGGGAAAACGGCTCGTTGTGCAGGATTTGATGCAAAACGGCTTGCTCTCCGATCCAAACGACGCGTGGGAGCTTTTGGCCGGTATGCCCGATGTGGACGCCGTGACCCAGGAAAAGACCGCGCAGAAGCGTCTTGTCGATAAACAGCTTTATCAGATGATTAAGAAGAACCGGCCAATGGTGCCTGACGAGGTGCAAGATCCCGTTTATTCCAAACGGCGGGCTCAAGCGCAGCTTCAGATGCTTTTGACCAAGGACAACGTACCCGAGGACGTTTTGGCTCTGTTGGATGACTATATCGCACAATGTGATATTTTGTATCAGCAGGCCAATCCGCCCCCGCCGCCACCAGCCCCAATGGCTCCGGGGCAAATGCCCCCAGGAGCCCTACCCGCACCAAACGGAGCAATGAATGGAATTCCAGGACAGCCAGCCCAGCCAGGCCCCCCAGGTATCGGAATCACAGGACAGCCCGGAGGCTTACCTCCCGGACATCCAGCCGGATAACGAGGCAGGTAGCGATCCCGCTGGCGAAGCGATGGAATGGGTAAAATCCCAGCGGGAAGCCGGGAAAGACCCAATGCGGGAGGTTTCTGGCGGATCTGACGAGGATGAAGGAGCCGCTGGGACTGCGGAAGATCAGGAGAAAACGGACTCACGACCGAATGAGCCCGCAAAGACTGATCCGGCCCCAGCGGCCCGAGAGGAAGATAAACCGAAGGCTTCTGCCTTGGCAAACTTCCACAGGATGCAGCGGGACTTTGAGGCCCAACGGCAGGCTTTTGCAGCCGAGAAGCGGGAACTCGAGCAGTACAAATCCGTGCTCGAAAACGCCAAAGTGGACAGAATCGCCGCTTTGGAGGCAATGGGCTACAAGGATGTAAAAAGCTTCCTAGAGGGATTAGCCGAGGATGGCGGGCGGATGACGCCCGAACGGCGGGAATTGCTAGAACTTAAGCAATGGCGCGAGAAGCAGGAAAAAGCGGCAGAAGAGGCTCAAAGGGCCCAACGCTCCCATATGGAGCAGCAACATATTAACCAGCAACTTGACGCGATCCGTCAGGAGGTTCAGAATAAAATTAGGTCTGATGTCTATGGTAACAGGATTGTTAACATAAACGGTGCAGACGAACAAATCATGCAGCAGATGGACAAAATGGCCGCGGAGACCGGGGAGATGCCCCGGATCGAAGATGCTATTGAAGCCGTCGAAAGCAGGTATCGGGAAAACTTGAAGGTGCTCGCGGAAAATCCGGAGGTCCGTAAGTATTTTCAAGATTTGTTTAAGTCACCCTCTCAGGCTCCTTCGCCCAGTAAATCGAAGGGAAAGCTCTCGACCATAGGATCTGAGGTTAGATCCCCTGGAGTAGCCAGAACTGAGGAGTACGTGCCCTCTGTCGATGGTGAACGAGAGATACAGGAAGCCCTGGCTTTTCTCGATAAAAAGAAAAGAGCCAGACGATGACTTAACTTTTACCGAGAATTAAAAACATGCCCACTAGCTTCAATGGCTCCGGCGGCTTCGACAGCGACTTTTTTGCCGCTTATAAGCACGTCTACAATCCCAAGCGCGTTCAGGTTCTTGCCTATAAAAACCGTCCTTTTTTCGCCAAATTGGCCAAGAAGGACATGTTTGAGGGCGATACCTACAATCACACCGTTTTCTTCGAAGATCCCCAGGGCGGTTCGGCTACCATCGCTACTGCCATTGCGCAGAAAGCTGGCCATTCCCAGGGTGCTCGCTTCGTTATCAACCGTGGCCGCGAGTATCAGGCCATTACATTGCAGAACGAGGCAATCCGCGCTTCCCGTTCGGACAACGGCGCTTTGCTCCGTAAGAAGACCCACGAGACGGACCGCATCTTGAATGAGATGTGCCGCCGTATCGACATTGCGGTGCACGGTAGCGGTACTGGCGTTATTGCTAGCTTCACCACGGGCTCGAGCCTCAACACCACCACCATCACCTTGGACACCCCCGCCCTCGGTATTCGTTTTTCTGTTGGAATGTTCCTTCAGATCTCTACAACGAATCCCCTGGACGGTACGGCCCCTACCCTGGTGAATGGCGGTCAGGTTGTCAAAGTGTTGGCTCGCTCGGTTTCGGCCAAGCTGACCACGCTTACCCTGGACACCAGCCTTTCGGCGGTTACCGGTCTGACCACCACCAACAAGTTCTACTTGCTCCGTAACGGCGAGGGCTTGGGTTTCGGCGCAAACACGCCTTATGGCGGCGTTTCGGGTCTTCGCAACTGGCTCCCCATCACTGATCCCGTTCCCGGCGAATCCTTCTGGGGCTTCGATCGCAGCGTGGATGTGCAGCGTCTGTCCGGTTCGCGCTATGTGGCCGGTGTGGGCGAGAAGATGGAAGCGACCCTTCAGAATTGCTCGGCTGAGATGTGCCTCCAAGGCGCTAATCCCGACCTTATTCTGATGAACCCCATTAGCCTTTCAAACTACAGCCAAGAGTTGGGTGCGAAGGTCCGCTACATGCAGACGGACAAAGGCGTGACTGGCCTTGATACGAGCGCAATGATCGTTCGTGGCCAATCGGGCGACATGGTGGTCATGAGTGATCCCCAGGTTGATCCCCAGCGCTTTTACATGTTGCAGAGCGATACTTGGTGGATGCCCACCTTGGACGCCGTGCCCCACATGGATGACGCAGCGGGCATTTCGGCCAGCCGCGAGGCGACCAGCGACGGCATCGAGCTTCGGTGGCGCGCATGGTATAACTTGGTCTGCGATGCGCCGGGCCTGAACTTGACCGGTAGCTTCGGCTACTAATCAAACCTGACAAACGGGGCTCTGGGGAGGGTTTCTTGTCCCTTCCCTTCCTAGGTAAGAATCCGAAAGGAAACCCCCATTTGTCAGTCTGGAGGGATTCGTGGCCGAGAACCGTTCAGAAGAACTCCCTGGCTATCTTCCGTCTTTATATCAGGCTGCGACACAACCGACGCCAAAAGCTCCAATTGTGCTCCAGGGAGCAACAGAGCCAGGTACCATTGATCCTCGGATTCGGCCCCAAACCAACAATCCGGACGGCTCTTACAGCACCGTTCGGTCTATGTCGTTTCAAGACAAAGACGGCCAGATCGTACTTGTTCCCACTATTTTGAATAATGGGACGGTCGGCACCGATAAAGAGGCGATCGATCAGTATTACAAAACAGGCCAGCATTTAGGGAAATTCGCAAACGACGACGCTGCCACCGAAGCGTCCTTTTATCTCCACGAACAGTTAGCCAAAGAGTATGCGGACCGATATGGGGAGATCGATAGAAACCCCCTAATCCCCCGCACCCAAGCGCCCGACATCGGATCTACGGTAGGCTACACAAACGGTTACAGAGGGGCTCCCCAGCAAGCTGGCGCTCAAATGTTGACCGGCCAGCAATACCGAGCCCTGATTAACGCTCTTGCTCCCGCTTACAGAAAGTAGCCCACATGGAAGCTCTTATGAATCTCCTAGGTAAAGAGAACGCCAAGGAGAAACCCTCCGTACCGACCGAATCCGGTGAAGGCGAGAACGCCAGCGGAGACTTGATGGACCCGTCTTTTGAAGCCGGTGCTCAAGAGGTCATGGAAGCTGTGAAAACGGGCGATACTGCCGCGTTTGCCGATGCACTGAAAGCCTGCATAGAAATGGCTCGGGGATGACAACTCTCCTTGATTTACGGACGCGGTTCTATAATCGCTTCGACGAGGGCCAACAGAATTATATTTCTGTTGATGAGGCAAACTCGCTAATTAACGAGGGAGCAGCCCATCTCCATAATTGGCTCGTAAACTCGGCCGAGTTCTACATTTGGAAGGAATACCTCGTTACGCTTGTCGCAGGCCAGATGGACTACGATTTGCCCGCGGACTTCCTAAAGTCTCTTAAGGTCTTCAGCCTGTCCACAAGCGGCGCTCCGTCCACATACACGCCGATGTATCGGATTATGCCGGAAGAGTTCAGAGGCTTTCAACCGACCGCTTACTCCGATTTATGCGGCGGAACCTACTCTTATATGATTATGGGCAATAAACTTCGGCTCATTCCCGTGCCGTCCACTCCGGGCGTAGGCGTCGCTATGTGGTACGCGCCTTCCTTCGCGCCCATGGTAGCCGATACTGACACAACAGACGTTTCGGTTGCTCCGGGTTGGGATGAATTCGTTGTGAATCAAGCTGTGATCGCGGCTCGGATTAAAGAAGAATCCGATACGTCGCAGCTAGAGCGTCGCCAGGCCCAAATCGTCTCCATGATCGAGCAATCTATGGTCAACCGCGATATGGGCCGCCACCAGCATGTTGTCGATGTCGACGATGGGCTCTAAAAATGGACTCAAAAGTAAAAAGAATCCGCCCGAAGGATTATGAGCTTTCCACCGTCCAAGACAACCTAGCCAACGCCGTTGACCAGCTTTTGGGTCAAGCCAACGGAACCGTCGAATCTTCGCCGCAGCTGGTGCTTTCGCCGCAATTACAGCAATTGCGCGGAGCCGGCACTCCTTACTCGCTACAAGCTCCCGCTCTTCAAATCCACGGAGACACGCAAAGCACAGGAGGTAGCATCGTTGTCATAGGCGACCCTGCAACCTCTACGTTGCCGCAATATAACGCCCCCGTTAAGCTTTACGGCAGCTTGAGTGCAACCGGCCCAATTGTTTCGGACGGTACAATCGCCGCTAATAGTGTGCAGGCTCTAAGCGTTACGAGCCAAAGCGGGTTTAAGTCTTATATCGACATGGGCACGCAATGGCGGCAATCGACGCAGGGCGGGATTGTGCGCGCCTATCGTCCGGTGATCAATACGGTCAACAGTTCGCCAGCTTACGTGTTTGCAAACGCATACATGCCGTTTTCCGGCTCTATCGTCGGAATCAGCGCATTAATGACAAACACAATCACGGCAGACGTGACACTCCAGGTTTTCAAAAACAACATGGGCGGCACAACGGGCCAGATTATTGATACGACGGGTATAAAAGCCAACAATTCCATTCCTTCGTCTCCTATCACCTTTGCCAAGGGAACGTACGCCTTCAATGCGGGCGATTATTTGGGCATGGGTTGCTACGTAGGCACAGGATATTCGTTCAGCATACAATTCGGCCTAATCGTAGAGTTTGGAGCATAACATGGCGAAAAGCACCGATCTCCCCGTCACAAAAGCCTTCGTAAAAGTTGGTCTAACTGGCGGTATCAACGCAAAGCAAGACCCGCACCAATTAGCCAACGGGCAGCTGAAAACGGCCGATAATGTAGTTTTCGGTGCTGTAGATGGCCAAGTGACCAAACGCTTCGGTTGTGAATCGATTAATCCCCAGGGGGCTCCGTTGCAAGGGGGGCCCTTCAAAGCTATCGGAATTCGTGACGGGATCGAGCCTCTCATTTTGGGCGCAAACACCCTTAATAAGTATAACGTTGCTCAAAGGTTGAGTACGTCCATGCCTACGCCCACGCAAGGGCGCGTAGACGTTAAGCAGGTGGCAGGATCTAGCGGGCAAACACTGTTCCCGTGGCCGCCTTCCGATCCTTCTTGCGCAACCGACGGGACACAGTATGTTTGCGTAACTTGGCAAGAACCTAACGCAACATGCGCGCTTTGCTATTATGGCGTGCAAGACCTAGCTACGGGCACTTGGATTATTCCGCCCACTCCTATCCCTAGGAATACTTACGTCGGCGGAGCCAATACATACATCGGCCAGCAATGTCCTAGCGTAAGATACTATAACGGTAGCTTTTACATTTTTTACCTTGTCGTGACCCAAGATGCGTCGCTTAACTATTATTCGCAGCTTGGCTACGGATTGCTGCCCCTGACCAACCTCTCCGGGGGCTTTACAGTTAGCGATACAGCAAGCATTTTCACCGGCCAAACTACAAGCGTTGCAGTTTCTAATTCGCCCGGTCCGTACGGATATGATGTTCACATCGCAAACGGAATCTTTATTAGCTCCGTTGGACCGTCACTCTCCGACCGACAGACGTTTAGCATATGTATGGGCGCTGTGGCAGCGAACGGCAGTCTTAATCTTACGCAAGTTAAGTCGTTTGCCACCACACAAGCTATATCCTATCAAAGATGCGCCGTTCGCTGCGATGGGCCAGCTGCGACGCCGTATTTGGTGGCAACGGGCGATTGTCTCGTTTACTACACGTCTTCTTACGTGATGACAAAAACGGACATTGCTACGGGCAGCCTGCAACCTCTGCCAGTAGACTGTAAATGGCTTCCAGATGGGACCGCGCTATGGGTTGGCAGCCGTTCGCTTGTGGGAATGCAAACAGGGGTTATGCGGCTGAACCTCTCGACGAAGGTAACGACTTGGCTACAGTATGCATCGCCCGTAAACTCGAGCTACACGCAGGTGTTGAGCCGTTTGTTCACAATTGCGGAGAACAGCAAGATTTATGTGTGGACGGGAGCAGGAGCGCCTTCCAGCGACGATGTGTATAATGGCGCATATCTCGCGGAATTCGACTTTGCGAAAAACAGTGTCGCTACAGTGTGCCGCACCTTATATATGAGAAACGCACACATAACGAACGGAGACATGACAGTCCCGTGCGATGTGGTCAAAGTTGCCGGAACGTCGAAATACGTTACGTTTCTCTCTTCCTCGCTCGAAAAGACAACAAAGTCTTATCACACCTACGGCGCCCTAAACCGCGTTGAGTTTGATTTTGCTCCTACGCGCTCAACCCAGTTAATATCCCTGCCGACGGGGGGCGTTTTAGGCGCAGGGGCATATCCGTTCCTTTATGATGGCGTGTCAGTAAGCGAGGCAGGTTTTAGCTTTCCGCCCTCAGGGGATCAAATTCAATCCTCCTTGGTAAGCGCCACAAATTACATTCCGTATGTAGGCTCCGCCGCCTCGGGCCTTGCAGGCGGCGCGTCAGCTATTACTACGTCTGGATACATTGAATACTACTATGTGATTTGTTTTGTGAGACGCGACGCTTACGGGAACGTTTACCGTTCCTCGCCCAGCCCCGTGATTACTGCGCCCTGCCCTAACGCTTTCAATACGGTTCAATTCCCGGCCTACAACTACAACGGCGGTGGGAACGTAATGATCGAGTATTATCGGTCAACACAGAACGTAACAGGCTCACACTATTTTATTGGCCAGGCAGCAAACGGCCAGCCATTTACGGACAGAACAGGCGACGGCAGCACGATGCCGAGCACCAACACGTCGATTACAAAAAACCGGATCGTTTACACAGACGCAAGCGAATTGCCAAACGATCCGCCCCCAGCCGTTCACCACGCCGCGGTGGGCGAGACGCGCGTATTTATGATTCCTTCCGATGCGCGCAATACGATCTGGTTTTCCAAAACCTTTAGCTCTGGGCGCACAGTCGAGTTCTCGGCCAATAACGTATTGTCAGAAGGAAATAGCACCGCTCTCTTTACAGCCGTGGCTCTCCTTGATTCGAACGTTATTGTCTTTAAAGAGGACCAGATTGTTTATTTCTCCGGGGACGGCCCAGACAACAAGGGAGACGGCAGTTTCAGCACTTTCCAAAGAATCACCGCAGACGTCGGATGTATCGAGCCTTCTAGCATTGTAACGGTTCCGGACGGAATTCTGTTTCGCTCGAGGCGAGGCATCGAAATGATAAACCGGAGCCTTCAGGTAAGTTACATCGGCGCGCCAGTAGAGCCGCTCTTGCGCGATTTGGGGCCCATTTCCTCTACGGTCCTCGTCCCGCGATTTACGCAGGTTAGGTTCGTGCCCCAGACGGCAGGTAAGCCTGTGCTCGTTTTCGACTATAAGCGAGGCGTCTGGTCTACCTTCTCGAACATGGCGTCTGTGAGCGCTCGGAGCATGTTGGACAGCTATTGGTGGATTTCGGCCGATGGCACTAAAGTTTACCGGGAGACGCCCGACGCCTACACAGACGATGGTGCGCCCATTGTGCTCACTTTGGAGACACCTGAAATACCTGTAGGCGCTGGCGGCGTGCAGGGCTGGGGCCGGGCTTATCGAATGGCTTTGCTAGGCGACTTCTATTCCGATCATGTTCTTAACATTTCATTTGCTTACGATCACCAGACGGATTATCCCGATTCGGTCAATTTTGATACAAAAACGGGGCTTGTCTCCGGTGACGCTGTTTATCAGTTTAGGTGCTCCCGACTGCCCCGATCCGTCATGCAGACGCTTCGGATAAAGATCACGGAATCTGGAACAGTAGGTCAGTCTTGTGCTATTTCTACTATAGCACTCGAGGTTGGCTCCAAAAACGGGCTTGCGAAACTCGCCAGCCAGAAAACGGTTTAACCCATGTCTTCTTTTGGAAACGCCCTTTTGGGCTCCGCAGGCATTAATAGCACTTGGGAAGCAGACGCGGCAAATCAAGCAGCGGCGGCTCAAGCTGCGAACAACCAGGCCGCTTTGCAAAATTGGCAGAGTAATCAGCAGAATCTGCAAAATTACTCCGGCAACATTGCTAACACCAATTACATGCAGGGGGCCCAAAATCAGTTTCAATACCAACAGGCCAACTACAACGACCAGCAGACTGCGGCGGGGATGCTTTATAACCAGGCGACGGGGAACGCGCCGTCTATGGCCGACTTGCAAATGCAGGCGGGTTTGGGCCAGGCGAACAATTCCGTCCAGTCCGCCATGCTCTCCCAACAAGGAGGAGTAAGCCCCGGTTTGTCTCAGCGAAACATGCTAAATGCCCAAGCGCTCCAAAACGCCGGGATTGTTTCGACGGGCCAGGCTAATCGCGCCCAAGAGCTTTCGACCGCCCAAAACAATTACTCAACCCTTTTGGGTAACATGGGCCAGACCGCTGCCGGCATGACCCAGACGCAGCAAAACCTCGGTTTGCAAGATTACAACCAGCACGTTGCAAATCTCGGGTATCAGACGACCGCGAACAATACGACGCAGGCGAACAACACCGCCAATAACGCCACGAATTACGCGGCGAGCATGGCAAACGTCGCAGGCCAGTCAGCAGCGAATACCGCTCAGTATGCCGCAGCCGGTAACGATGTAGCGGCTTTTATGAACGGGATCACCAACATTAGCGCAAACGCAAAACAGAATCAGTCTTGAGGTAAAACATGGACGCTTACCAACAGCCATATTCTCAGGGGCTCGTGCCCACTATCCAGCGGATGCAGCCTATGCAGCAGTATCAGCCAATGCAGCAGATGGGCGTCGCGGACGGTCCAAACGCCGGACAACAGGCATATTTGGCAGCTTTGCAAGAACAGCTGAAAGCGAGCCAGCAGTCTACCGCGGATAGCGTTAAGGGCTATCAAGAAACCGTTCAACAAAAGCTCGAAGCGGACGCAGCTAAGAAGAAAGACGACGGCGGCGGCTTTTGGGGCGCATTGGGCGGTATCATCGCAAAAGCGGCTCCGGTCGCGTTGGCACTCATATGACACCAGAACTGATCAGATCCTTGGCCCAGGCGTACTTAGGCGTTCCAAAGTCCGATGCTCAGGCTTCGGACGCTTTGACGCCTATACAGGCCCAAGCCCAGGCCCAGCTGGCTCCCCTAAACAACTCGCCGTTTAGCAATCAAAACGTAAAAGACGCGGCTGCATCCGTTCTTGCTGCCCAGAATCAGGATCTTGCCAAAGACCAAGAATCCTACGCTTTGAGGCAGAAGCACGGGCTCACCACGGCCCTGGCTACTCCCGTTGGAGCACCAGCTAATGCCGCTCAGGCTGTCGTTACGCCCGTCCCTGCTACTGCGGTCCCCGGGGGCGCGTTAACTCCCGAGACAGTCGATCCGACCATTCCGGCTGAGTTGCCTTCCGACGACACCATTTTGGGCCCGGACGGTCTTCCGCTCACTCCGCAAGCTTTGGCTCAAGAAGCTTTGGATAAGCGAAACTCCGACCTAAAGGAGAGCGCAGGCATCTCTGCCGCTAACCGGAGGGCTGCGGCCGATACTGCCAAAGTGGAGCACGATATTCAGGTGGCGTCACAAAAGCCCGAAGATATCCTCCACCAGCGTATCGAGCAGAATTACAACGAACTGCACGCAGCGGCGGAAGAGGTCGATCAGGAAGGAAAGGCCGCTCTTGCCGAGTACAAGCAGGTGCAAGAGGAAATGAAAACAATGGCGCTCGCCCAGCCGCAAGACATTTGGGGTCAGTCTGGCGTCAATAAGGTGCTAGGGGCCGCTTCGATCTTTTTCGGCGGATATGGCGTCAATGGCAATCATGCTAATCACAATCTCGAGATGATCAACGCATTGGCAGATCGTGCTGTTGCGGCGCAAAAGACGCGTTTTGAGAATCTTAAGGCGACAGGCGAGGCGAGCCATACAATTTACGGTATGTTGCAGCAACGTTTGCAAAACGCTCAAGCTGTCAGCGGCACGTTAAAAAACATGGCGCTCGAATCTTACACTGGCATGTTAAGATCTATCGCAAATCAGTATGCCGATCCGAAATGGAAGGCAGCTGTTGAAACACAAGCGGCTAAGATAAAAGAAGAGCAAAATGTACGCGACGCCGCTATCGGCCAAACCTACATGGCTAACAAGCAAAAGGCTTTGCAGCTTATCGGTCGCCAAAAGGCAATCGAGGTTGCGCAGGTGGCAATTAAGCAAAAAGAGGCGCAGAAGCAGCTTGAGCACGGCGTTCTCGGCTATAAGGGCTACATCCCCATTAACGCTGAACATGGTCGCGTGACCAAGCTTGTAAGCGGTGGTCGTCAAATGATTCAATCTATGAATCATATCGACAACATGCTCAACTCCCCAATGACGGTCGAAAAGTTCCGGCAGTTGCTAACCGTTGACGCCCAGGCGTTTAAGGGCGCCCGAGATTATTTGGAGACAGGGACGCGGATCGAGGAAGGCGAGCAAGCTATTATCCAACAGCTGAAAGCCTACCCCGGTGAGGTCGCTTTGTCGTCCGTGCTCAATGCCGAGAAACTTAACGGCTTGCGGGCTAAACTGAACGCAATCCGATTCTTGATCACGGAGGGCACGGATACAGCAGTTATGTCGGTTGCACCGGGCACTGTCTCTCCCGATGAGAACGATCCGCTTATGGCTCCGTGGCGCAAACCCGAGAACGCTTTGATCGGTGATCAGGAAACCGCCGCAATGACGGCAAACGGCACAAATGCGAGGGCTGGGGGCCAATCTGCCCTAGACGCCCTCCCTAACGCCGATGGTACAGGCAATGCTCCTCCCGCTGTTGCGCAGCCTCCGGACGAAAGGTTTGCAGGATGAGTGAAACCGAAGTTCCCGCTAACAATGTAGCGCCAACCCTCGCTACCCTCGGTATCAAAGATACCGACCAGGTTATGGTCTATGATCCAAAAAGCGAGGGGCTTAAACTTGCCACTGGTGCCCAGGCAAAAGCCCTTGCAGCCCAAGGATATAAGATCGGGCCCGAGGCAGAGTACGAGGCCACAAAAAACGACAGTTTAACTAAAGTCGGCACGTTTCTCTCTCACGCGGGAAACATGGGAAGCGCCGGTCTTTTGAATACCGGGCTCGCTCTTTCTGGGAGGCGTAACGATTTATTAAATATCCAGACAGGATCGCAGGCTAACAAAGCTACTGCCCTTGCTGGAGATTTGACCGGTATCGGCGCTTCTATGATCGGCGGAGGTTTAGCCGGTGCAGCGGAAGCAAAGGCGGGAGAGTACCTAGGCTCTACAGTTTTAGGTAAAGCAGCTCAAGCGGCAGCCGGTACGGGAAGATTAGCGAATCTTGGAAGGGCAGCCCTTCGCAGTACAGCGCAGGGATTTGGCACCGCCGCGTCGATGGGCATATCGAGCCAGGCGACCGAAGATTCCATAATGAAGCATCCAATTACAGCGGAGCGTTTAGCTCAGTCCGCTTTTACGGATATTCTTTGGAACGCCGCTTTTAACGCCGGAGTTCACACGGTCGTCAGTATTCCTAAAGCGATCCGATCAAACACAGGCGACCTGATTGATACCTTAGAGAAGCATAAGGTATTTAATCACGAACAGATCGCTGTGCCTCAGCAGCCCCAGGTCGGTCCCCAGGTCGCCGGATGGACGCAAAAGTATAAGAACGTCAGCCAAGATGTAGAAACGACCGATACGCTTGCAAGGGACTTTAACCGCGAGCTTAGAGACACCAAGACAAGAACAAACGATTTCGACCGCGAGCAGAAAAAGACCGGTACTGTTGTCACCGACGACGATATGGTGAAAAACAAGACCGGGACCAGGACAACGACCAGCCGCCCCAAAGTTACTCAAACTGAAGAGCAGATGGCCGCGGATACCGCAACCCGCGATCCGATCAATACTACGGCAGCGGCTCCGGTTAAGAATTATTTTGATTGGAGCGAGCATACGCCCGAGGAAGCAAAGCGGTGGCTGGCCTCGGCTATTAAGCACCACTTGGGCAAAGCAGAAGGTCACTTGGATTTGTGGGATCAAAACTACAAGCTCGAGCTTCGCATCCAAGACGCCGAAAGAAAGATAAAAGCCGGGCAGCACGTTGAATTAAACGAGGCGCTCAAATCCGACCTTCAAAACGAAAAAGAGCTCATTAAGGAGCTTCTGTCTGAAGCGCACCCTTCTCGCATGGAAGGTGAAACCGGTGTGCCGGGCTTCCGTGAGCTAAACGACGAGTATGCAAGGCTTTCAGGGAATGTTCCTAAAAGCGATCTTAAAGCTCCAGGTTTTGGTGCGGCGGTGCCTCCCGTCAAAGGAGCTAAGGCTAAACCCGTAAGGGGCCGGATTAGCGAAACTCAGACAACCGGCACAGAAACCGTAAATAAAGACAAAAACGTCCAAACGGATTCTTTGCTCACGGAGAACAGTCAGCGGGTTCAGCAAGAAGAGCGCAAGCTAGACGACACCATTAAAGAAACCTCCACAAAGGTTCACGGCGTCCAGGGCGACACGCATACGGACGAATTGTCGATTCGGTGGAAACCGCCGAAACCGCAAAAACAGTACGTCGACGGGGATATTCAGTCCGTTTTCGGAAACGGTCTACCGGCTACTATTGCGGTCGGTGGCCGCTACCTTGGGCTCGCTGCCATCACAGATCCGCTTGCAGCGGGCATGGCTGGCGTTAATGCGTTTGCGAAGCTTGCCAATTATCGGAAGACAATTGGGCCGTGGTTTGAGAGATATGGCACACGCCTTATGAAATCCGTCGCCTACCCTGTTGAGGCAGGTGGGCGTCTTTATAGGGAGCAAAACAAAAGGTCTAACATTCCCCCCAGCTATGATACGTCTCACTTTCAAACAGCGTCTAGCGCGGTTAACTTTGCGGCCACCAATCAAGAGGCAGTCCGGGCTACTATCGAGCGAAAGTATCCTACGGTCGCTCAAGACCACCCCGACACAATCGCCCAGGTTACGGCCACAATCATGAAAGGCGTTCACGCCCTAGACCAGCAGACGCCCAAAAAGCCCTTTGCGCCTACCCTACAACCTCAGACGTTTGCGCCGACCAGGGCTCAACAGGTTAAGTTTATGCGTACGTGGCGGATCATTGCCAACACCGACGAAGCATTGTCTGGTGCCGATCCCCAAACCGTAGAAATGCTCAAAACTGTTTTTCCGGCGTGGTATGAGCAGGCGACACAGGAATTGACCCATAAAGCCCAAACGTCGAAGAAGCGCCTAAGCGGACGTATTGCGCGGCAGGTGAGCACTTTCACAAATACACATGTTCGCGCCACCGACGATCCAAAAGCCCTTAAAAGGCTTCAGGAGACAGCGGGGCCCGATCCGAAGCCGCAGCAGGGCCAACAGGGGCCGGGCGGATCTAAATCGACAGGCGGGGCAAAGTCCGCTAAAGTTACACAACAGGCCGTAACGGCCGATGCCACCACCCTCCAACAGCATCAGCTAGGAATGTAAAACCATGGCAACAGATGTCTTTATCCCAAATTATGCAGTAAGCGTGCCAGTCGTGGCGGGCACTCCCTTTATTGGCCCGCAGCTTTCGCTTTCCGGCGTGGCGGGGGTCTACGCTCAGATTGCAGCCACAGGTGGGGCAGCCGGTACTATGTATCTCAATCCGACCATCGGTGACCCGCTTCTGACCCCGCAGTTTGTTTTCGGCAACGGGCAGCCAATGGGCGATGGTGTCATTAGCGTGGCGGTTTCAGCCAACGGGCACGCGGGCCAGGGGCTCGTGAGCACAGCGATAGGTTTGTACGCTCGGGCGTTTTCGGTGTCTTTTACACCCTCTGTAAGCGGGAGTATCAGCATCGCTGTAAACATTCGTTTTACCGGAACCTGATTCTAGATTGAAGTTTTCCTTGCGGGCTCATCAATAGCGGGCACACTGAAAGAAACGGGGTCACACAGGCCCCCTTTCTTAAATAGGATTCCGTGTGCTCAAATTCTGGCTTTGGCTCAAAGGTTTTTTTGTTAGCGCGCAACCCGTTTTGGCCGGCGTCGCAGATGTAGTCGAATGTGTTGCGGAGGCTTCCAAATCGAACGCAGAGTAACAAACGGCGTAGTCTTACACAGGGCCGAGGTTTGGACCGGGACGGACTATCATTTCTTGATTATGAAGAACGGCTCCATTTTGCCGTTGGTGCCGATGGAGGAAAAAGGAGAGCACGCAATAGAATATAATGGCTCAACCGTGGCGATCGCCATATTTGGCGACTTTGCTGCGCTCGAGCCGGGGCTCAATAATAAGCCCACCGCGGCCCAACTGACGAGTTGCGTTCTTCTGATGCAACTGATCAATTCTCGCTACGGCGGGAAATTGTGGGCGTGTGGGCACAGTCAGCTAGGGACGAAAGGAACGGCTGTTGCTTCAAAATTAGTCTACGGCCATACCTGCCCAGGCGAAAACTTCCCTCTTACAGATGTGATCGCTAAAAGTGGTCTGGCAGCGCTTTATAAATAGAATGTGAAAAAGGGGCTCTCGGGCCCCTTTTCTTTTTCAATGGATCAGAATGTCCAACTGACCGTGTACGTCTTCCAGATACCTTTTTAGCGTTTCCTCGTCGTATAGGCGGTTACCGTCCTGAACCGTCAGGATCTTCAGGGTGGAGCCACCGAGCTTCTTAATGGCCTCCTCTAGAGCCGCATAGGCCGTCTGCACCAAAGCCTGTGTCTCAGGAGGCAAAGCGGCCATTGAGGCGTTTAGAGCTGGTTTGCCCTGGTCAAAGACGGAATCCGTAAAGTCCTCCAAAGCGGTCGCAACCGGGCCATTAGGATCACCGATGGTCCCAGGGGCGCCGTTGTTTCCACAGGCGGCAAGAGCAGCAAAGCTGAGCAAAAGGACGGTCTTCATGTTTTCTCCTGTTGGAAGGGGAGATCCTGCATATTCCCCCAATTATAACCCCAAGCGGGTTCGGCCACAAATCGCGCGGTTAGGCCGTAAATGTCAACCGGGCTCGTCATTGCGTCCACTAGCTTCTGCGCCGTTTCCTCGACCCATTCCGGTTTTGTTTGCATGACGAAGCAATCGTGGACTTGCGCCCGGATTTGCTCGCCTTGATCCCAACGGCAGTTTTTATACAGTTCGATAATCGCCAGGTTCGCCAGATCCCCGCCAGTGATTTGGCACTGTGAATTGAGAGCCTGATTGTAACCGCGCATACTAGCAGGAAGATATAAACGCCTACCAAGTAAAGGGGTATCGACATAACCGAGTCCATCGACGCTCTCTTTCGTTTTTTTCTGCCAGCGGGGAAATTCCGCGTGGTGCTCAAAATACGCCTTACGCATCCGTTTACACATGGGCTCTGTGATACCGGGAATAAAGCCCTTCATGGTCTTATGCACCTGTGCTACGTGGTCGCTGGCATTATATGCAAAACCGAAGGCAAGCTTCGAAACGTTACGGAAAACCTTATGGGTCTTCTTTGTGGCGTCTTTAGGCACAACCTTCTCACCAAACATAACTCGGGCATTATACATGTGGAGGTCGCCATCCTCCTCGATAACCTTCACCAGATGCCGAGCGCCAGCAATATAGGTTTGCAGGTATAATTCAAGCGCAGCCCAATCCGCGTCCACTAAAATGAATCCGTCGTCCGGAATCAGACAATCCTTCATACTTGCTGCAATGACCTCGGGCCCGTCCCCGAAGTCGAACTTTGTCATTTTGGCAGGAAGCTGTTGGATGTTCGGGCCGGAGCAAGACCAGCGGGAACCCTTCGTTCCGGTGACATTATAGGTAGGATGTATCCGACCGCCGCTTTGCAGGTAGTCGTTACAAAAACCTATAGTTTTACCTGCTTTCCTATAGCCGTATAAAGCTGCGGCGCTTTTGACGATTCGCTCATCTTCGAACTCGGAAGCATAAGCCAGTAAAGCTGCGGCATCGAGCTTGGGCTTCTTGGTTTTCCGGTCGACCGAAATAACGGGGCAGCCGAGGGTTTTCCAAAAGTATTCTTTAATAGAGACAAGCTGCCCGTCTTTACCCAATTCCGCGATTCCGCTTAGCTCCTTAAAGATATCCCCAAGTCGCTTCTGTCTTTCTTGTGCGTCACGTTTATGCTCCTTGAGGCGCTTTACGTCTACCCTCCATCCGGACTGTTGCATACGCACAGCAATGCGGGAAAGCTCCATATATTGATCGTACTGGCGCTTTCCGTGGGGAACGGGAAATTCCAGCTTTAGGCTCATCGAGGCTTCCTCAGAGCTATGCGGCACTTTTTGCACCAGTGGACAACTTCATAGGGAGTTTCGTCAACAACGACCCAATCGTGCTCACAGCCCATGTTAGGCCCACTCCTTCAGATCGAGGTTGTCGATGATGTATTCGTGGGGGACGACCAGGCCGCAGGTTTCGCAAACCTCATGGTCTGTGAACTCATCCGTGCGGAAAGTGTGTTCACAGGTAAAACGCTTGGATATAACAATTCCTTGCGGCTCAAAGTTAAATTCCAGCTGATTAGGATTATGTCTCACCCAAGCTTTCCTTTCAGGGATTGGTACAATTGGTAGGTTGCGTACGAATCCCGGCAGTTATAGTTTCGCAACTCGATTGGGCATCCCAGCCACTTATCTTCGTCGGCCCCGACCTTTGGCGGCTTAAAGAAGCATTTCCAAGGTTCGACGCAGAACTCTGTTGCGCAGGCCATTTGGAGGCCGTGGCGGTATTGAGGGTAAACGACTCTGTGCATGAGCAAGGTGTCGTGTGCGAAGTTTCTGACGTGGATGTCTCGCTTATCGAGCATAAAGGTATCGTACGCTCCGTTGTGGAAAATTTTCGGCTGAGCCGATTCCAGGAGTTCAACGCACCTTTCACGGATTTCCTTGCCAAGCGGCCAGTCCTCGAGGGCGGGCTCCAATTCTCCGAATGATCCGGCAATGGGGTATCCGTCCCAGGGGACGCTGACCGTGCCGTTTTCGTTACTGAAGCCGATTGCGGTGATAAGGGTTCCGGCAACGTTAGATTCGATATCGACCGCGATAGGCGAGGCTTTTGCTCTACCAAGTCGTTCGAGAATTTCGAGGGCCCTTTCTTCAGGATTGATACAGGCTTCTGGCCAGGGCATCGGTTTGATTTTGCCCGCCGCAACGGCATGTGCTTGCTGAACCCATCTAGAAAGGAGCCAATCGTAAACATACTCATAATTCACCGGATTCAGAATTGGGGCCCGATACAGTCCGTTTTCCTTCCAGACCGTACCTGCCCATTTATAGGGAGAACCGCCACGACCATACATATTCCAGGCCGAATGGGCCTGACGCACACCAGGCGTGGCAGGCGTCTGGACGAGCACAACCGTGTTGATATTATGCGCTTCGAGGATTTTATCAATCTCCTCTTTTTGCTGCCTTACCTCGACCATACTGAATGGATCGGTGCCCACATCCCGAAGGGCGATACGTAGGGTTTTTCGCCATTCCCGCTTACCTAGGGCCCGGTTGCCCAAACCCCACACATCGAGCACACCGTCAAGCTCTTGACAGTTTTTGGTGCGGCTATCCACAATGACCGCCAAACCGTTGACACCTTCACCAGCATGAAATGGCATTAAACTACGTGCCTCCACGTTACACCGCGCAAAACCTTCTTAATGCACTCTTCTTTGACGTTCATGTGCTCACTGATCTCTTTTGAGTCAAAGCCCAAAGGTCGGTGCAGTTCGCGGATCTTTCGAACTTTTTCGGCATTTAGCAATGCGTTGGAAACCTTGGCGTTTCCGCCCATCACCTCAGCCTTGCGCTGAACAGCCTGTGCTTCAGAATATTTGAAGCTCTCGGCTCTTTCTCGCCGCGCAGCCATGACACAGTCTCGGTCGCAATACTTACGGGCACAGAACTGTTTGACACTTTCGCCGTTATTTCGAGTTAGTTCCGCTTTGCACTGGACGCAAGTTCGCATAGGCTTTTTCCTTAGAAATAGAAAGTGGGCAGTTTAGAAACGTGCCCAGGTTTTGTGGTCTTGTTTAGCTGCCCAAGGCTACTTTACGGTCGTAGCAGACCTCGCCCTCTTCAGGGGCTTTGCTGCTCATTCTGGTGATATTGACGTATTTGCCCGACTTGTCCTCTTGGAGCATAGCGAAGAAAGTACGGTCGATAAACATATCTAGCACCGCATCGTCGCCATGCTCGATCCAAGCGCGAGCGCAGTCTTTTGCCATCTCGCCCACTTTTTTATTCGCCTCAACGATGGCGGGCTCGATCTCGTCCTTATCAAGCTGGCGGCCATCTTTAAAGTAAATCTTACGGCCCGTGATCTCGTCCTTCTCCTGACGATCATAGGGCGCAATCTCCGAAAACAACGGGCGTACCTGATTGAGCCACATACCCTTGGCATAGGTAGGGCTACTGTTTTCGCCCACGCTGACCGGCAGAGCCAGGAAAACGTTTTTCTTAAACATCACCTTGCCATCGCCATCCAGCGCATGATTCTCAAGAGTAACCGCAAGATACCCCTGATTGTGCTGTTTGATCTTAGCGTTGGCAATCTTGAACTCATAGGTCAAACCGGGCTTTCCGTCACGGCGCTGGGGTTTGTAGTCTTCTTGCGAATAGTCAAGGGTCAGGTCATCAAGGGTAAAAGAAGTTGCGCTCATGTTTTCTCCGTTAGATTCCGTAAATGGTCTGAAGGTGCGGGCGAAGGTAGGGATCTTGATTTCCCTTCAAATCCCATCGTCCCCCCGCTGCGTAGTCCGAACTGTGGCTAGAGGTAAAAAGGTACTTTAACTCCTTCACACCAGCCCGAACGGTTTTTTCTTCTGCAAAGGTCACCAACACTCCGTCTGTAAGCCGCGCCCACCTGCCAGCGGCTTTCGGCCTCATGGCCGGAATGAACGCCGACGATACGCCAGCAACCGACATCGCTTCAACTTTGTCGTGCACTTTTTCCGCCGCTTTCCGCATTTTTTCTGCGGCGGGCGAATTTCCCCCCTCCTCGCCAAAAGGCTGATTAACGTTTAGATGCACGAGCCCGATGAAATTCATGCCCGTCTCGCGCAATTTGTCGAATAGCATGTCGTGGGCATCATTGACCCGGCCATACGCTTTAATACGGTCCATGTCTTTTTCGTAGTCCGGGAGGATAACGAGGTCACGCAGCAACATGGACTCGAAAGCGGATAAAGTGTCGACAACAATTGTTGTGCACCCATTGTCCTTGTATTGCGCCATGGCTCCAGGTAAGCCCTTGATTGCAGGCGCAATGTCTCTGTACGTGAGCCCCGCTCCCGACCAGTCCAGAAAGTTAGGAACAGTGATACCTCGCCGTTGTGCATAGAGCAGGCAATTCTCTTCAAACCCGATCCATACAAGGTCACTGAGTTCTTTTGGCTTTGCAACGTCCCACTCCTTTTGTGGCGGGCAATCTTTGCTCGCAGTGAGCGCAAGGGTAGTTTTGCCAGTCTTGGGCGCTCCATCAATACGGATCGAGAAACGCGCCGGTTTCTCGGTCACCTTCTTAGGCGACAAAAGTTGTTCTAGCAGGCTCATCGACGATAGCTCCTGTATATACGCTTAGGCTCGGGGTCGAGGTCGATTTCCTCAAAATCCCAATCATCTACATGAAAGTTGTCTAATCGCCGTAGATAGGTGTCCATCTGGCGAATCGACGAAAATACCGCAAAAGGTATCCATTCCTCATCCGGGGCCTTTTTTAACAACAGCCAAAGGATTCTCACTCAAAATCTCCCGCAGAGCCCACGGCTCAAAAAGACGCACTCTCGCCCGCGGTCATAGCAAGCGAATGGGTTGGCCAAGTTTTCTCGCATTTGTTTGTCCGCATGAATTAATGCGGCTTTTACAATATGCGGATCTTCCGCCTGGGGTCTAGCAAAAAAGGTCTGGATGCTCGATCCATTGCGCCCTTCAGGCTCACGACGCAAAACCTTGTGCTTTAGGAGCACGTCAAAAATCATGCCCTGTATCGGCTCATTGAAGGCCAATGAGAGCATGTGCATATAGGTGAGGCATTGCATACTAGACGTGTAGTTTGCCCTGCCACCCATTTCATCCTTACGGGCTCCTGCCGTTTTATGGTCCACGATGTAGATGCCGGGCCCGTTAAGCTCAACACCTCGGTCTTCTTCTACGCGCTTAACGTCAGCGGCGCTCATATTGACCACCAGATCAATCGCGCCGGTCGCCTCGATATCCCCGAGCCAATCTCGGATCGCTTCGGCGTGGGTTGGTGTGATCGGCATTTTCAGCTCAACAGCGACTACCTGGCCGAAATAATCAGCAGGAAAATTACTGCGGTGAAAATCAAAAAGTCGAACAGCCTCTCCCCATTCGAGGTCTTGTATGGGTTCCATGCTGATCGCTGTATTTTCGGCCACTTTTCCATTGTAGAAGCACTCCTTCAAAAAGTGGTAGTAGATGCCCGTATCAAGGGCCGTTGCGTCTCCGATGGTATCGACCTTCGGATGCTCAGACATGAGCCTTCTTTTGCGCCCACACAAAGCTGGCACGGTCCAGTAAGACATGCCCCTCCCGGAGCCACCCGTCCGCTTTATGGTCTGATAGATTTGCACCGGCTCATCCACTCAGTTTTCTCCTTTCTTGCACCATGTCGGCAATAATCGTCGTAACGCACTCGATGTCTTCTTTGGTGCCCTTTAGGCCCCACAGGATCAAAGCCCGGCAAACGCAGCCGAATTCCCACTCAGTCATCGGTCGGCATCTCAAAGTCGGGATCGGTGAAATCTTCCCAATCCTCGTCTTCCATCTCGATCCGATCTTGCTCGCTGTCCGGGGGCGGAACGTGAAACTGCTGGAAAGCGCACGCACAAACTTCGGGATCGCAACCACAGACACATTTAATCATTGTCGTCGTCCTCGTCGTCCTCTGTAGGGGCCCAAAGATTTGAGCGTTTTTCCTGCGACTGCACCAACCTGTTCAATTCTGCCTGAAACTGATCCTCGGTCATCTCTCGCTCAACAAAGACCTCGGCTGCAACCTCAGAGGTTTTTGAGGCTTTGATAACGGAATTGATCGAATCCATCCGGGCCCGCAAAGTATCGCATCGGCTCTCATCGTTAGGGCCCACCACGAATTGAACGCGGGTAGGAGCCTGGCTCTTAGAATCCTGTCTTGCGAACCGGGCGATAAATTGCACCACCTCATCGACCGCCGTAGTCCATTCGACCACCAGAGCGGTTTTTTGAAAGGAGAGGCTAATACCCTCCTTAAGCGCATGGGTGGTCCCTACAATCACAGAGCGCGGCTCCTTGGCTGCCGTGAGCAAAAGCTCGTTTCTAACCGGCGTTGACACGCTACCGTCAATAAAGAACGGCTCGACGTCTTTATACTTTGAACGGATCGCGGCTGTAATATCCCGAGCCGTCTGGCGAAGGTGCGTGTAGATGCCGACGTGCTCGGATTCGTCTTTTACGCTTTCGTACCAATCCATGGCCGCTTTGATAGGGTTGGGCTTTTGGTCGAAATACAGCGGCTCGACAAAAAGGGGCGGCAAAAACTCCGCAAAGTCTTTTTGCACAATCCGAAACGAGATCTCAGAAAACGCCGCTTCTAGTTGCTCGCGCATGTCCTGCTTCAAACCGAAGAAACTGCGGCCATGGCTGTTTTGCTCAGTCTCGCAGTATTTCCACAGAAAGCTCCACGCCTCGCTGCCTACGCCGGTTCGCTCACCCCAGCGGTTGGGGAAGAAGATATCGACGGGATTCCACAGTTGCTTGGCTTCGTTCGGGATCGGTGTTCCCGATAGCCCCAGGGCCCAAGCGTCCGGATTGGCCTGAAAAAGCTTCAGCACGTTTTTGGACTGCGCAGACCTCGGAGCACGAAGATTATGGAACTCGTCCACAATGATCATATCCCAGCCATGCGGCGTGATTTCTTTCAGAAGGTCGTAGGACACCACCTGCACGGGCGCACTGTAGGCTCGCGTGCGTTCGGCGTCTTTATCCTCCGGAAGCTTTCGTTTGCGGCCCCATTCGATTATGCCAAGTTCGGCCTCGGGCCAATGGGTTTGAAGCTCCCGGCGCCAGTTCTCCCGAATCAGGGCGGGAGCAATAATTAGCACCTTTTGCCGGTCGTAAGCCTTAGCAATAGAAATGGCCCCAAGGGTCTTACCTGCCCCCATATCCCAGGGAAGGAAGTAGCGGCGTGGCTCCGGCAGGGTGCCGAAGATTTCAACCGCTTTCTTTTGATACCATCTCAGCGCAGCCATTTGGTGGCCCCCCTTCGTTGGAGCCAGGTTTGATCAGAATTCGAGTGGCCGTCAAGCAGACATAGGTTTTTTTTATTCTGGCGAGTGGCTCATGGAAGCCAGGAAATTGTCTGTACGTACGCCCCAGACCATGTTTTCGGCCTCAAATTTATTTTGGCTCGTATTTTTCGAAAGGCCATTTATTCGTCCGGACAGGGCGTGAATGGTCGAAAGTCGGGCCGCAGCCATAACGTGTCCGCCGTCAGCCCACTCCACATTATAGGACGCATCGGCCACTAAGGCAGAGGTGACCATTGTTACCTCAAACCCCGCAGCCAGCCGATCCTTGATCATCCTGGTGCAAGCGGGCGATCTCTCGCTAATAAAGGTGGCCACGATCCAATCATTGATTTCGAGCAATTTGGCATTTTTGAGCATAACTGTAATCTTTTTAGTCGCGTTGCTTCCGGCACCCCCTGTGACCTTGCCCAAAGCCTCGGCATCTAAAATAAACTCTTTATTAACTGTATCCTCTATAAAGGTAGGAATGGTGTCACTTTCCAAAACAGGGAATCTTGAGCCTAAAGACTGTTCCGGCGTGCAAATGATGCCAACCTCAAATCTTTTGCCCTTCTTCTTAAATATGATAGCTCCGGGCTTTAATAGGCGGGAAGGGGGAGTAAGAGGGATATAGCCATACATACGTAAAGCCGTGTCCATGCCGGTACAGCTAGAGAGGGATAAAAGACATAGTAAAAGTAAAGCGTATCTAACAAACAATGTTTTATTCCTAGTTTGAAACATATCGTTAAGCGGACACAGCAATTGTGCCCGAAACAAACTAGGCTGCTACAAAAGTTTTCAGGTATTGATCAGGAGTTTTTTTGGGGCAAGCAAAAAATGATTCGGGGGAGCTAGAGCCAGGATAGGAGCCAGAAAAAGGGCCAGTAGGAGCCATGACGCGGTGCCCGGCTCTCAAATGACGCGCTGCTAAGCTGTTAGAAGCAATCTAGGAGCTATTTTATAATAATCGCCAGCTTCGAAGCCCGGGGGTCGCTATACGGCCACATATCTATAATGCCTCTAACAGCCCAACAGATGTATTATAAGGGCTTTTTCTTTTTGACGCGCCGCCTATAATATCCGTTTTTAGCCACAATAGGAGCCAGGTTTTCGTGGTCTGGAGCCGGGGCTAACCGGGCCCACGCAAACAGGGCCAGCCTTGCAAGGCGCTCGGCGTAGATATTTTGATACAGGTCGTTTGTTTCCCCTGAATGGCCCATGGTAAGGCGGGCACCATAATGGTCCTCCTCGCTTACCGTGGTGTTATACGCCGCTCTAAAGTCCCTACGGTTAAACTTGGTGCCCATACCCGCTTCTTCAGCCGCCGTCTTGAAGACGTTTTTATGGTCTACCTTCAACGGTAGAGCCCGCTTCAAAATTGGCAAAAGGGTAACAGGTATTCCAACCTCTCTATCATCGTCTTCTTTACCGATAATTAAGAATCTACCTGCACAGCCTGGCATATTATCCATCGGGGTAAATTGTCTAAAAGAAGCCTCTTCTCCTTCTTCTGCCCGCATACCTGTGCAAGCGTAAATTAGCGCCGTATCGAAGGCATGGCCGGAAAGCGAGCTAATCAGATCCCTTATTTGCTCAGGGGAAAAATTGCCGCTCGACTGTTTTTTGCCCTTTGTCTTCCCTTTCTTCTTAAATTTCGGCCACGCTTCGTCAGCAATAATTGGCACGGTATGGCCATCTAATCTCGCACAAGCCAATCCCCTCCGTAACGTCGCACAATGGCGCCGGATTGTCATATCGCTAAATCTTTTGCTTCCGTCCGGTTTCGTTTGATTTCGGCAAAAGATCACATATTTTTTCAGAGACTCATAAGAGACATCGCCAGGCGTTTTGAAGAAAATCTTAAGATTATTCCAATGCGGCCCAATCTCAGTTTTTCGGTGTCTCTCGTCATATCCCTCGGTAGCTGCACGTTCCTCGTCCAACCTCTGCAAATCCGAAAGGGTAAGTCCAGCACCAGCTTCGTGCCTTGCTATGTATTCCTCTCTTAACTTTACCCCTTTACGGATAGCCAGCGTTTCATTCGTTTCGTGCGTGTTTAGCTGTATACGCTTAGCCTTTAGCCAGCCTGGCGCTTTATACATAAACTTAATAAAAAGTGTTTTATAGCCTTCCTTGAAATAAGGTTTCACTCGTCGCTCCAATCCCGCAAAGACTTGTAGAATACATTAGTGTCGCCAGCTTCCTTATAACCCAACCGTTTATACCATTTTTTTAATCTCTCAAGATTCTTACCATGGTCCGGAATAACCGTCACTAAACCGCATTGAGAGCCAAGGTACTCCTCTATCTTCTTAATCGCCAGGGTGCCTAATCCCTGAGCTTTATACGCGTTATCAATTTTGATCCTATCTACATAAAGAAGATCATAATCTAGCTCGTCGTAAAAATCGAAAGCTTTTCTAGCATCCTTTGAGATCATGGCAGACCATAGATCATACATATCTTGTGTCAGATCAAACGATTCCATAGCGTTATATCCGTACTTGCCTAAATAACGCCATACTCGTGCCGTTCCAACCTTAATTATCGGCTCACTATCGGGATCGGCTGCATCCTTCGCATCCGCCTTATTAACGTAAATACTGATGTTATAATCAATCCACTCCTCATGTTCGCAAATTTCCGACAATACAGTTCTAACGCGCAATTCCATAGTCTCAGGCCACATCTTAACAATCTTCTTCTTACTCATAATAAACCCCTTTTACTTAAATAATAAAGCGGGCCCCTATAAAAGCGGGCCCATTGTGTAACTTAACGAAAGTTAACGAAAGCGCCCACAATGATACCAAGGGCCGTAAAACAAGCGGAGATGATAGTTTGCCGCAAGTCTCCCCCGGTTATGAGGTATGTAGCTGTGGGGATAGCAACCATTAACGGCAAGCTAATTTGATTTGCTGTCACTTTGGCTCCTTTTGCGTAGTCTGAAAGGTTCGCTCTCATTATCCCTCACTCCTTCAATTTTACCTAAAGCTTCGCCCATCGACGATACAGTTAGAATGAGATCCTTATAGCAGCTTTCTAGCAGCTTTAGCGCAACCGAAGCTTCTTGATCGTCCGATATCATCTTGTTAGTTTTGAGAATATAAAAGCATTTCTCAATAATATTAACCATATCTTCTAATTGAACATGTTTCGCCTTCATTTTAGAATCCCATCGCTGAAGCCAAAACGGCCACCGCGTCCTTGTTTTTCTCTTGTGAGAGGTGCGCATAACGTTCGGTCATCTTAAGGCTTTTGTGGCCTAACAGACGCGAAACAGTCAAAAGAGGCACGCCAGACGTAACTAGGGCAGATGCGAAGGTATGCCTCAGACTGTGCCAGCCGATATCGTGTAGTCCGGCCCGCTCAACAATCCGTTTCATGGCCGAATATGCGCCTTGATACGACATACTGAAAACGGGCCCTTCCCTATGCTCCATCGCCTTAAATACAGCAGCGGCCATAGGATTGAGCGCAACGTCTCTTGCCAGCCCATTTTTAACTTTCTTAAGCTTTCCAGTTTCACGGCAAACAGATGCGCAAACATTAATTTTACGGACAGAACCGTTCAAATTTACATCTTTCCAGTCTAGGGCCAGCATCTCACTAATCCGCATACCTGTATTAAGACCAATCAAAATCATTTGCTTCCATTCAGTATTGTCTTCTTCTTCAGCCGCCTTAACAAGCTGGGCTATTTCAGAATTCTCTAAGAAACGAGATTCCATAGCGTCTACCTTCATAAGCTTTACAGTCCATTTAGGCGCTTTCAAAACACCTTCCTCTCTTGCTACAGCTAAGCAACGGGATAAGACTGTAAGATGATTATTGATCGTTTTAGCAGACAAATCATCGGCGCTCTTATCGTTTTTATAACGGCGTATATCGCTAGGTCCGATAGATTCTAGCTCCATATCACCAAAAAACGGCAAAAGATGATTATTCATGGCCATGGTCTTTTGCGCCATTTCACCAGCCGAATTCTTACTCTCACGACACGCCGCGTAAAAAGTCTCTACAAATTTTGAAAGCTTCATGTAACACCCCTTCGGTTTTTTACCTACAGGGAAAACAATCGGCACGCTAGAGATATTCCACCTAGGGATATAAAAAGTCGGTCTATTTTTTCAGGGTAGCCCACTTTAACGTGGATTGCGGGGATTGCTCGGGAGGGGATTTGTCGGTTTCGGCAAGTTTGAGCATTGCTATAATCTTCTCGCATAACGCCGCTTCTTCCGCACATTGCGGATTATTATGATAATAGAAGCGAAGGGCGTTTAAGATCGTAGCGTACTCTTCTACGGAAAACATTAACTTTTCTCAGCTTCCCCGTCCGGGGGCGCAATAATATCATCGACCTTCTGTATGATCATAAAAGCCAAAACTTGCTCTACCGTAAGCGGCGAATCGTTACTATCCTTTACCAGCTGAATAACGCCAACAGGCAATTCAATCGTAACGTGCTGTGTCTTGATATCGGGAGCATACATGACAAATCCTTTCAAAAGTCACCAAGTTTCCGAAGGTCTTCGTGAGGCTCGCCTTTATAGTCAGCCAATGCAAGCCCAAAGTCTCCGTCTGTAATGGGCGCTCGCATCGAAACTAAGCAAATACCCTTAGAAGTCTCAATCTGGTAAGTTTTAATAAAACCGGCAACCTCGCCGTCGATCTTCAAGCCCGGCTCGATTTCCCGAAAATCCTTCACATGCACGTCAAAGAGCGCCCCGGAGTTTGTTACGCTAACGATCTGTCCGGCGTCGTCTACCGGGCCATCCTCGGTCCACGGATACATTTGAAAGACGCGCCGGTTTGCTTCAACAAGGTAGATATCGTTACCATCGTATAAAGCGCCACGAATGTACTTGCCGATAAGACTTATGCTCACTTGGCCTTCCTCTTCTCGATTTCTCGCTTAAGATACCAAACAGCTTTCTCTAGATCTTCCACCCCGTTTTTCAAATCCGCTCGCCAAATATACTTTAGAGCGTTGCCTAGGGTAAAGGACATGTGCTCAGTAATTTGTATCGCTTCTACCCCGGATGGATGCTTTGTGTAATGGGCCGGATGATTGACGTTATCGGTCACCTCGTCCTTCTTTCTGTAATAGATGCAATAGCATGACATCCCGCAAAACCGAGCGTTCCCGTCCACGATTGAAGCAGTAAGCGCAGGGTCATAAACGATGCCACACTCCCAACATTGAAGGGTTTCGCTCATAGCATCCACGCCTGCCCGGATTGCTTCGAATCGCTCTCCGCGGAAGAAACATAAGGAAGGTCGCCATCCGGTAACATCTTCAGCGTTACCGCTTTTAGAAGCTTTTCGCCCCTTTGCTCAATCGTAACAAAATCCCAGTCATAGGTGTAAGCCTGCCATTCGGCCTCCTTGCCGCCGATAAACACCTGGGTCACGCGTTTCCGGCTGTCCTCTTGCGGATAGCTACGGATGGCCCAATGTGTCTCATAAGCGCCAGCCAAAGCAGAAGAGCCGCGAAGGTCCTTATCTGGCTCCGGAGTGCCGCTTCTGCCATTGCTCAGCGCATGGGCGCCCTTCTTAAGATGGTGCACCAAAACGACGGTAGCGCCCGCATCCCGCATTTTCTCAGCGTTTTGCACAGCAATGCCCACCTCACGGGAACTGTTCTCATCTGATTGCATGGACTTAGCGAACGTATCTATGTAGACGACCTTGATTCCAGCCGAACGGATAAAATCGCACACCTCGCCCACCCAATGGCCCTGGTCCAGCCAGAAGTTACCGCGATGGTGAAAATAGAGATTGTCGATGGAATGGATAGGGGGGAGGTTATGGCCCGCTGCTAGGGCTTTGAACCGCTGCAAGGTGCTCCGGCGCGCTCCTTCACGATAAATGTAAAGGACGGGCACCGGCTCGCTTACCGCCAGGGAAGGTAAAGAAACACCAGTGGCAGCCACCAAGGCAGTGAGCATGGCAAACCAAGTTTTTTTGGCATCTTTAGGTTGTCCCGACAGTAAGATAAGGTTATCGGCAGGAAGCACGTCTCTGATCACAAAGGAGGGAGAATCATCGTTTTCCACATCTTGGGCCCAAGCGGCCAGGGTCGGCGGCAAGAATCGCTTTTCACTCACGGTATCCCCTATGCGCGTTTTAACTGAATGGGTCTTGAAATACACCTGCCCGTCGTGCGGCTCAGCTTTTTTAATTCCACCTGTGGAATTTGAACCGACGCCAAATGTGCGATGCATACTCTGTAAGACCACCTTCGGACTCAGGGCTCCAAAATTGAAGCCGAGGGGTCAGACTAGGGTAACCGTTCCGTCGGATCAAGATTAAATAATCTGGGGGCTCCGCACACCTGCGGCAATTTCATGCCCTTTTGCCGAATTACTGCCAGCAGAATTCGTTTTTCATTTTTTTCGGTGAAGGGTGCGATAAGGCGATGGTACAGGTGCCGCTCGTGGCCCCATTGGTCGTACCACCGTTTCAAGGTCGATTCGGCAATTTTAGTGTTCTCGGCAATAATCCGGAAAGGGACGCCGAGCGACCGGGCATGGAAGATCGCCAATATCGTCAAAGGGGAAGGATGCGGCGCTTTACGCTTGTGGCCCACGGTCTACCTTATTCCATTTGCTCAAAAGCTTTTTGGCCGAAAACCCTGTCGCGTCCTCGAAATGGCGCAAATCGGCCTCTACCTCTTGATACAGCAGCTTAAACTTTTTATCGGGGCAAGCACGATCGCTTTCGCAAAAGGACCAAACGGACTCGATATCAGCCAAAGTCTCAAGTCCGGTCAAAAGAGCGTCGATAAAGTTACCTATGTCAGAATCAGCTTTTGTCGTCACCAGAGGCCCCTTTCAAACGTTCACACAAACTTAGCAACTCGGCCTTGTTTGAGTCAATCACACTCTCGGCGGCCTGTATTAAATAATCCACGTTCCCGTCCTCCACATTGTCCATATCGGCGTGAGCAGGAGGGAGCACTGTTTGATAATGAAAGAAGTTAGCATCGCGCATAAGATCGCGCATTTGATAATCCGTTAAGTCGGATACGCCGTCCGTAAAAACAGAGATAAGAGGCTCGACCCAACCTAACGGGCCCCAGCCGCGCGCTTTCGAATAAAGGATAGGCTTAACGTCAATCCCCGTACCTAAGGATAAAACGAGAGCATCTTTGGTGTGCACGTTATATTTCATGCAAGCTTCAATAACGCCGCTCAGGGCCGGATTGTTATTGACCGTCCCGCCATCTATAAAATATTGGCCGTTTACACAGCCAGGGGGAAAATAGGTCGGTCCGGCTGCGGTGGCTCGGCAAACGTCGGACAGCTTAATCTTGAGCGCTTCGGAGCCTTCCCAGCTTTTGAAGAAGACGACGCTCCGATTCTCAATATCGTAGGCGGGCATAAAAAGGGGCACTTTTGTCGATGCCAGCGAATCGAGCTGGAAAACGTCGCTCAAAACACTGTCGAGCCCGCTTCCGTCATACCGGGGCCCAACCTTCCCGTTCAGCGTTTTAGTCCTGTGCCACAGGGAACGGTAGAAAATCTCCTTGCCCCGGTTTTTATACAGCTGAACCGCCTGGGCCGCCGAATAGGGGTAGGGCTTGGTCAAAGCAGCGGCCAGTAGCCCACCTGTCGATGCGCCACAAACCATATCAAAGAGCTGCCAAATGGGCTGCCCGGTTGTTTCCTCGAGGAATTGGAGAATCCTGGCGGGTATGGCTCCACGTATCCCGCCGCCATGGATGGCCAGAATACGGATCTTTCCGTCTGTAGATGGCATGTCTGACAGTGTGGGCGATATCGCCAAAACGGGCAAGAAAGGGCCCTGAGACGTTAATCTGAAAAAACATCTCAGGGCTATTGCTTTATTGGTGAAAATATGGCAAGCTAACGGAGTTAGAACGAAGTGGCTTTCAGCCGGTGACCGAAGCGAGGCGCCGGATTAAAGCCATAGTGTTCAAGCTTCGCTATTCGGGACGACTGTGTCTACTTTCTTCTTTTGAACAATTTGATACCCCTTCTTCTCGATGTACTTAATATATCCCTTAGCCCGCCCCAGGGCCTGCCATGCCTTTTGTTGAGCTTCATTAAGGCCAAACTTGTGCCGGAGCTGTTCTTTAGAATATGGGCGCGTCACGTCCCATTGTTTAAAAAACTTAATTATTTCCGCGTCGGACGGATTGCCTAAGGTTGTCAGATGCTGCTCGAAAACAGCGACTTTCGAGCTATCGGCAAAATATGGAAAACGCCGCTGAATTCTCTGATGAGGTGTTTCAGCAGCTATCGCGGCTTCCTGCCCACCATCCGTCGCCGCCTCGCCTCGGCGGGCGTCTAGGAGGGCGGACATCGCCGCAAGCTGCTCTTCAAGCCATTCTATCTTTTTCTGGGTTTCTTCGTGATGCTTCCACAAAATCGCAAAACGCTGCGAATGTGAGCCTAAGTCTAAAAAGTGGGGCATTTCCTCTGCATACGGATCATGAGCCATGGTATAGCTACTTTCGGTGTCCGTCCGGGCCCAATCCCGGATGGCACCACCCCTCTACATTATCCCAAAGCGAGACGCAACCGCTCCCTTGTGCGCCTCACAGACATACAGATCGCTTGCCTAGAGACGCGGTTGTTTACAGCGACTGCGGCCTGTTCATTCGGATTGATGGCTGTAAGCACAAACCGTGCCACATGGATCGGTTTCGGATCGTTCTGTAGAGCTTGCTTCAAATCTATAGCGGACTCAACATCCATAGAACGGCCCTGGAATGTTGAAAAGTCTTCAGAGTCCGTCAGGGCCTCAATTTTGCCGCTACTTAAAGGGCGCATACCGTGATGTGTTCGAATCACTTTTTCCATCTCGCGGCACATAACGGGAGCGCACCAATTGAAAGCGGACTTATGGGCTCTTGTACCGTCGGACGCCTTCCAATAGGGCAAAGCTTCGATAATCCCCAGCCAACAGGCTTGTTCTAGGTCTTGAGCAATATGGGCGGGTAGGCCCCATTTCTTGGCCATTAAGTGAGCATAGGAGCGAACGCGGCGGTGGTAGGTTTTGTGGAACTCGGTCGGTTTCATGGAAGCTCCGTGACTTGAGGAGTAATGCCGTTTTAAAAAATATACTCACTTTTTGAAAAATATTGCAAAATCCTCTGGAATTCCAGTCCGGTTTGACCCTAGCCTGGGCCAGTGAGGTGTGGTGTCGTTTTTCGCTCAACCCAGGAGCCCCGTTGAAAGTGTCCGAAACCGCCAGGTCTGCCGCAATTAGCGAAACTGCCCAAGACGTCAACCCATGGGAGATTACACATATACGCAACGGAAAGGTGTGCCCGGTCGTGAGACGTAAGGGGGAGCCTGAAAACGTCTACATCGTCCGGGAGCATTCGGTTTTAGGAATTGGAGTGGATTGTGTCTATCCTGAGAGCCGCACACTATTTGAGACATATGACGACTTTTACTACCACTACACAGACATCCCGCCCGAGCTGCTATTTCTCAAGTCGTCGCTGTATTCTACATTTATGCCCGTCGTTTTCATGAACGATGATTCTTAGGGTTTCGCCTAAGCTTCTGGAATTCTCGGCTCTCTCCTAAATATTGCTCAAAATCATCATTTTGGCAACTGTCCACAGGAGCATCCGGGCTATCTTTCGGGTGACATTTTGAGCTTTCAGACGAGCTTCTAAACGGACCACCGACATGCGTGCTATATAAAGGAGAGAGCACCGCGTCATAGTTTAGGCTATAATGCCTCAAACCGGCCAGATTCTCCATTATATCACTTGACGGGACCATAGCTTCGCTTACAGATGCATTATAATCAATCTTTTGCTCTCTCATAAGCCTATAGTGGCTTATATGGCGGGTTTGGGCGGGTTTATTGAATATCTTATCAAAAACAAACATTTTATCTCGCTAGGGAATAGGCCGAGAGGCCCGATTGTTATGCTATAGGATGCCCGATAACTAGGAGCCCGCTATGCAAAATGAGCCCAAACATGTCGTTTTACACTTTCTTGACCCAAAGCACGTGGACAATGCTTTCACGGGACTTTGCTTTGCAGCTTTGGGTGTAATTTTTTTGATTATGGCAGCAACAGTTATCGGTATTGGAGCGATAATCTTAATGTGCTTGTTTTTATAATAGGATAGAAGATGACCGGCTTGATTATGATGCTATTTTTTGAGGGTTTGATATCGCTTTCGGTAGTCTTGCCCATTCTAGGATTCTTAACAATTTTGGGCGCAATTTGCGTCTTAGGAGCAAAAAAATGATTTATGACATGTATAACATTAACGAGCGCATCGAGGAATTGGAAGCTTTGGAAGCTAAAGCGGAAGACTTTGAAGGTTCAGATGGTGCAAAAGAACTGAATAATCTCCGGGAATTTGTTGAGAAGGTTGGAAAGGTTGACGAAAACGTCGTTGACGCAATTTTGGAGTATTATGCCGGAGATTCAGATATTCTTGAAACCGTAGGGAATATCATTAAAGATGGCGGATATTCGCTTCATGAGGATGGGGAGGAATACGGCAGATATCTTGTAGAGAACCTTGAGCCTGAGGTTCCAATGTATATCCGCTCTTACGTGGACTTTGAGGGTTTCGCCCAAGATTCCCTCTCCGGCTCAAACTATACTGAAACTAGCGACGGCCAAATAATCATATTTTATTGATAGCGGGCAGTTTTTAAGCAACAAAATTTAGAGCTAAACGATAACCTAAATGTAACCTGAAGCATAGGAGCAAAATAATGGGTAAGAAACACGTAGATTGGGAGGTTTTTGTGGAATTGCCGGACGGCACAATTGACGCCACATGGACGGTCAAAGCACCAACGCCCTACGGCAAAGTGTTTGAGCGTAAACTTGCAGAAGCTCAAGAGGGGTATACGTTTCCGAAACCGCCCGTTGAATATCAAAATCCGCACGGTATCACTATGATGGAATTGTTTAGCGGCTGGAACCTATATGATGGCCCGGACCACAAAATCGTGCGTCTATACAGACTTGGCAAACGATTAAAAAATAAAGACGCAACATAAAAAAATTTACACCGATAACATAGATAGGTAAACCTACCTATGACATAAAAAGGGAGCATGAAAATGAATGACCAACAGACTAAATATATTGAGGAATTGGAAGCTTTGGAGCAATTGGCTGTAGACTTGTATGAATCCGTAAAAACGGCAAAACGGACGATGCCTTACGCGGCTTCCGAATTGGCCTTTGAGATGGTGCGCGGCTTGAAAGTTAAGGATGCGGACGACGACCAGATGTTTTACTATAAAAAATTCAATCTCCGAATTCGTACCCTGGTGGCTCTTATGGTAAGCCACGCATGGGTTACGTCCGAGATTGAGCGGCACAAGGCGATGGCTCCCGATAGCTGGAGGGACTCGGCCAAAACGCTGCAAGACGAAAACGACAGCGAGTGAGCAACAAAAAAACAACCCAACCGATAACCTTAAGTGTAGATTGAATTGTGCGGGGGTGAGCGCTTAGCTTGAAAACTAAAAAGCTGCCCCCAAACAAAAAAACGTAACAGAGTACGCAACAGTTAAAGACAACAGACCGATAACTAAAGTGAGGGCAAAACGCTCTCCGAAACTAAAAAGGACTAAACATTATGAATTTTATCAAAGCTGCTCAAACCGTGAATTTCGTTATCTCCATCTTGGCCTTGGGCGACGGCAAACTCTCCCTGACCATTAAGCCCACAACGGACGAGGCAAAGGTTTTCTGCAAGGCTAAGAAGCTGTCCAAAGCCGTGCCGGTCACCATTGAGGCCGCCGATTTGGGCTCTAAGATTGAAAGCCTTGAAAACGGCGTGACCGCTTTGGCTGCTATCCTAGCTGCCGCCTAACCGGGGTTGAGCATGTTTCAGGCAATTGGGGGATTAGGCTGGGTTTGTGGCATGAAAACCGCTAAAATCTGGACTACCCCCAAGCCCTGGAGCTCACCGTGGAATTCGTTAAAAGTATAGAAACCGTAAATTTCCGCTTAACTTGTCAATCCAGCAAACCCGACGAAAACCCGCCAAATCCTGCAACCCCCGTAAATATGAAAATCTTTGGCAATTCAGAAGATGGCCTGAGGTTTTGCGCATCTAAAGACGCTCTAGCCCTGGTGCCCTTAAGTGTTGGGGCTAAAGGGCTTCCGGCTATTATCCGGGCCTATGAATTAACTTTGCCTGTTGCCAGGGGGCTAGGGTACCTCACGACCGCTGACGTTGAAGCTCGCCTTAAAGCCCGGTCTGCAACCGTGCCAATTGTTACACCACCGCCCACCTATAAGCCCAATCCCGTAGATGCGGCTGCCGGGGAGCCTGTTGGGCCCGTTGCGGGGGAACCGGCCAAACCGCCCGAACCTGCCAAAAGCTAGGGCTTTTCTTTTTTTCAACAACAATTTTGGATTGCTCCCGAAAACTTAAAATGCAAGGCAATTGAGCCTTTCAGCAGGGAGCAAAAAATGAGATTCAAAGTTATTATCAATGATGCCGAATTGAGCGCTGAAATGTTTGAGAAAATTGAGGGTCAATGGGAATCAATTGATTTCTTCGAAGCAGATGATATTGACGGGCTTTATTGGACGGTTTTTGAGGAAATGATGTATGGGGCCGGTTGTGAGCCGGACGGTTGCCGAATCTACACGCCAGACGGCAAAGTTCACGCTGTAAGCCTTGTGTAATTTTTTAGCAACAGTCTCAAAATCAATCCGAAAACTTAATTGAACGCTGAAACAAACTAAAACAGGAGCAAACAAAATGAAAGTTACTGATAAACTGACTGTTCAGACCACCATCGATGTAGATTTCAGAGATATTGCGAACCTTCTCTGTTCGGCTTTTGAGGGTGGCTCCAGCTATTGGGCTGAGATATCAGATTACACACACCCTAGAAACATATGGCCATGGGAGGCCGGGCATCTATACCCTTACGTGCAATATCCTCTCTCTGAAGGTGGTGCCGTTATCGTCTCCGACACTGAGGATGATAAGATTTACACGTTAGACTTGGCTGCTATTCAGAGAGGGATTCAGGCCATGGCCACCATAGCGCCGCGTCACTTTGCCGATTTGATTAATGAGAACATTGATTCAGAGACCGGCGACGTATTCCTTCAGTGTTGCGTGTTCGGTGAAATCGTTTATGGGTGAAAATTTTACGCAACAGTCTCCGAAACCGGCCGAAAACTTAATTGTAAGGCAAAACACTAAAACAGGGGGGTAGCAATGGGCATCCAAGTAATGGCCGAAAATCTTGAAGCGGCGCTGATTGACCTAGAAAACCGGGAAGCGGCTGTGACCCGGCTGCAAGGGGAGCCACAGTCCATACCTACACTGGAGCTTCTAGACCGGGCTATGGCCCGTCTGACAGCTTCTAAGCTATATCTCAGGCGGTTAGAGGCAACCGTGGAGCGGGCCAAAACACGGCCCTTTGGCCGGGGTATTTGACAAAACGGGGAAAGCCACACAGATTGACAATTGTGGGCCGCGTATTCAAATACCCGGTTATGAGTGAAAAACCCGAAAAACCGAAATTTCCTCTCCCCGCACCCAAGAGGGTGACCGTTATCAGGAGCCCTACTCCTACGGTCAATAGGATGCTAGATGATGCCTACCAAGTCCTAGCGACGCAATTGGGCATGTTTAGGGGGGAAGCACACCTCGAAACTTTCACGGTTCAGAAAGCTTCCGCTTTTTGCAAACTAGTCACGTCTTTAACGTCTTTGCAGCAAACTGAAATGCGCCGCACCTCTCAGATGAACCTCAGCAATCTCTCAGACGAGGAATTACAGGCTTTAGATACCGTCGCTAGGGCCCATTTGGGGCTTGATGGCCAGACTAGGGAGGATACCTAGTCCGTTTTCGAGGGGGGGGGGGGGGTTGAGCTCAGAGGGGGGGCCGTTCCCCATATTTTTTTTGGCTGCCCGGCAGCGCACCGCCGCAATCTCTCTCACGAAATAAAAACGGCGGGCGCTATATAAAAAAAATAAAAAAAAGAAATTAAATAACTTGGATCAAAATGCTTCCGCCGTCAGCTCCGCACCACGTAACCTTTTGAATGGTGGTGGCAGGACTGTCAGCTTCCCATTGGAAGCTATCGCCCTGGCGGGGAATACCGGGCAAAGTAACGTTATCGATTCGTGGCGGGTAGTTAAGATCGGTTACGTTAACGATGATGTCTGCCATGGTGGCTCCTAGAAAGATGTAGGTGTAAGTGTTAGGTTTTACCTAGACTGTTTAGGATACATAAAAAATAGGGAGCCCGAAAGCCCCCTACTTTTCAGACCTAGGTTACTCCTTGTCTTTCGTCTCTTCAGGAGCAACCGGCTCTTCAGCTTCAGCTTCAGCTTCAACCGGAGCCTCAACGGATTCGTCAGCTACAGCAAAATCAGCCGTTGGCTCCACCTTCGCAGCAAGTTCAACATCCGACTCGGTTTGCGCACCCGACTCGGTTTCCTCAGAATCGGCAGAATCCGCTGGAGCAGCCGAATCAGAAGAATCCGACGAATCGTCCTTCTTCTCGATATCTAGCACGGGAAGGGACAAAGCCTCAGGATCGGGCTGAAGCGGGGAGATGGCGGGCGAATCGGCTTTCAGATCAATCGGCTCGAAAGTCGAGGTAACCTTCGTGTTAGCCTTCGGGGTAGCATTTTCGTCTACAGGCAGCGGCTCAGCAGCAGGGGCGTCTCCGAGGTCAATATCCTGGTGCTCCGTGGAAGGCTCGTCTTGCTCCGTTTCCATCGGGGACGAATCGCCCACGGGCTTATCTTCAGCCATGTCGGAGCCGTCTTGGATCGGGCCGTTTACGCTCAAAGGAGCTAGGGCTCCGATTGGGGTAGGCAGGTTGATCTTATTGGTGTCTACAGCGTCGCTTTGATCAACAGCCCTTCCGTCGTTCTTCTCAGCGGTCAGCCCGGGATTGGGCGTATCGGACGTTTCGATATCGGGACCGATACCATCGGTGGATTTGATCAGCATTGGGATTTCCTCTTCGGTTTGGGTGTTTTGCTCAGCTGGAGCAGGTTGCTCCGATTGATGCTCCGATTGATGCTCCACCTTCGCAGGCGCAGAAGCAACAATATGGGCCTCAAGTCGCTCGATGAAGTCTTCAAGCTCTTTTAGGAAGAACTTGATCATTTTCTTGGATTTGGACATAGGTTCAACTCCAGACGAGAAAAAACTCCGGACAGCCTTATGCCATCCGGAGCCTTTGCGTCTCGCCAAAGCCGCAAAGTAAGGATAGTTTTAATAATAGCCCCGATCAAGCCGAAAGCCCCAGAAAGTTAACAAAGCGTTCATTTTCCGCCAATTCCCTCCGTATGAGTGAAACAGCTACCGTTTCTCCGGAATCCGAACGCGATCCCGAGATTCCTTTTTCTTTAACGTTCAGGGCCGTAAAAGCCGAAGACTTCAATTTCGTCCTTTCCTCGTGGATGAAGTCGTACCGCGACACAAAGCGGACAATGAAGAATCCCGTATATTTCACCGGGCACCAAAGATTAATCGCAGCTTTAGGCGAACGGCGCAGTATGATCATTGGCTGCGATGCGGACGCTCCGGAGTGGATTGTCGGTTTTGCATGCGGTCAGATGCTAGACGACGGAAGGATACTCGTTGACTACATTTACGTGAAACAGCCCTATAGGGAGCGCGGGATCGCAAAAGCCATTGTGGCGGCTTTAGGATGGTCAGCTGGAATGGGTGTTGTGGCGAGCCATTGGAACCGGGTTTGCAATTCCGTATCCCAGCGCTATTTAATCGAGCACGACGAGTATTATCTCATGCTAGGAGCCGACTAATGATTACGGTCGAATGTAAGGAAACTGTCAGAACTCCCGATGCCGGCTACACCAACACGATTCTGGTCACACCAGCTAAAACGCATCTACCCTTTACGGATAAGTCTATCGCGGTACTTATGGAGGAATCCGGGAATTGTGTCCGTCTCACCTACCGTAACGGAGAGCGTATTATCATACCGCACGGAAATATCCGGTATATAAGTTTGGCTCCCGAGATTAAAAACAAAAAAGAAAATCCACATTTAAATTCTCCGATTAAAAAGTAAATGAGAAAAATAAATCAAATTAACGATGCTATAACGGCGAAGGCCGTTATAGCGGAACGGAACAAACGCCTCGCGCGCAGCGGAAAGGTTCTATTCGACCGAACCCGCCAAGAGGTCAAAGAACACGATCTTAACGTATATCTCCAGAAAGCCCACGACAAGCAGAAGGAGATGCTTTTAGCGGATGCGCGCTTCAAAGCGGTCTGTTGCCCCCGGCGAACCGGAAAGACTACATACAACCTGTTTGAGTGTATGTTGCACGATTTGAAGTTTCCGGGCAGCACTATCGTTTATATCGTGCCGGATTCGAAAGCCCACGCAAAGGATCTCTTTTGGCTGCCCCTCAAAGAATTGAACTCAAAGCTCAATTTGGGGCTATTATTCAAGGAGGTCGAGAAACGTGTTATTACGCCCAGGGGAACTCAGATATTGCTATTGGGCGCTCACGACGCTGATTCTCCTACCCGTTTGCGTGGCGGTGCTTATTCTCTCGCTTTACTTGATGAGTGTAAGGATTTCGGGCCTCACTTTGAAGAGCTTATTGTCGAAGCAATCCTGCCGGGACTTGGAGACTACGGCGGAACGCTCGTTTTGTCCGGAACTCCCGGCTCTGTATTTCAAGGGCTATTCTATAAAGTCTGTATCGAGCAGCCCGAAGGATGGAAAGTAGCCAAATGGATCAAAAGCGACAATAGTTTCTTGCGGCCCGAGGAAAGGGATCTTGATAAGGTTTTTGAGACAACCTACAAGCCTTTCGGACTTACGAAGGATTCGCCCAAGTTTCGCCGGGAGCAGCTGGCCGAATGGGTAGCCGAGGATTCTGAGAAAGCCTACTACTATGACCCGGTTCGGAACTATTGGGACGGTTCTTTCAATCCGCGTCTAGAGTACCAGCATATATGCGCCATCGACTTAGGTAAGCGGGATAAGACGGTTATTCAGCCCGGAGCGTTTTCCTACCAAGACGAGAACCTTTACTATATGCAGCCCCACGCGCAAAGAGGCATGTATATCCAGACCATCTGCGAAAAATGGAAGGAGATGGACCGCAGGTACGGATTTGTCGGAACGGTCGTAGATACGGGTGGTTTGGGCGTTATGATCGTAGACGACATAAACATGCGATACGGCTTCAATTGGCAGGCGGTCGACAAGAGCCCCAAATACAAGCTCGGCGCCGTAGAGCAGATGAATTCGGATTTTTTGCTAGGGCGCATTAAAGCGGAGCCGGATTCTATTGTTGCCACCGCTTGGGCTAAAAGCATAAAAGACCCTAAAACAGGGCTTCCGATACATAGTGACGAAGGTGATGCGGCTTTATACCTCCACCGATTTAGTTACCATTGGACCGGAAAACATCCAATTGCGGAGCCAGAACGGGAAAGTCCCGTCTGGTGGGAAAACCAAGAAAGAGAGGCAATTAATCGTGCGCTCAAAAACCGACAAAACCGCGAAACAGAAGGCCCCTACGGCAAAGCCCTCAGCGACGACTG